TGAGTCAAGTATAAATCCGTAATCTTCGTTGCTGATTTCCCCGGGATATTCAGCGTCTTCGAATTCATCCACTAACATAATATGCTTGCCCATAATTGACTCCAGTGTTGTTATAGTATTTACTATTTTACACTTATTCCATAGCTAAAGTCAACTCAGTTTTAACATCCGAATAAAAGATGTGGCCGCCGATTCGATCAATTTGATGTTTTGTTCGAGCCCAAGTTGGTCGAATATGCTTTTCGTGAAAATACTCAGCGTCCGCATATTTGTCACGGAGTTCTTGGTATCCTCCGGACAAAAGCTCTTGAGCGATGGCAACACTACTTGCCCAACGGGCATCGTTATAATTAATTTTACGTACATTTTCACATCTCCATGAGAATTGACAAACCGCACGGCTTACCCGTACTGTTTCTGTTTCTTTAATTTTTTTAACTGTTTTGAAAACTACCCCGGTTGTGATTTCTCGCACACGGGTCACAGTCTTAGGGATACTGAAAACTGTTTTTTGATTTACCACACCACAAATGGTGTTGGGAAATTTTTGATCGTTGCTTCGGTTAATTGTAACCAGGCCCACTGCAACTTTGCCTTCTTCACTCTCTAAGCCAGCTTCGTAATAAATGTTACGAGCCAGACAGTCTAAATCTTTTGTGTTAATAGACTGTGCTTGACCGGGTGCCATTACGGTCAGGGCTATGATTGCTACAAAGATAGATACTATCTTGTTCATGTCATGTCCTCCTATGTCAGTCTTTTTACAGACTGTAAGTTTATATAACCAACAGATTTTGAAGTTATAGTATACTATAACTAGTTATCTGCGTAGTTTATGATGTTTATTTTGCGTTATATACGCAGATTATGCCAGGCTCGAGCCCGAACTTGCACTGGCAATTAGTGCAGATTCGTTGGCCACGCTGGGCGTGCTTTTGCCCACGGCATAGCTTTTTGCCAAGTTTCTACCCTCAAGTAAACTGGCTTGAATTGCATCTCCGGTTAGGTCATCGGTAGCCACACCCGAGAATAATTCGTTGTGACCCAATTGTTGCTTGTCAATTCCGTAGTCGTGCAGTTTGTTTCCGAGATTTAAAATGCTGCCGATTCCGGTACTAGTGGGTTGTGAATTGGCCAAACTCAATCCCACCAAATTCAAGTTTGATATTTCTTTTGCAAGGTGAGCTTGACTGGCTTCAAAACTGCTCTGCGCCGACGAGATGGCCGCTTGCAGGTCGGTGTTGTTCGCCGTTTGACTGTTGAAGGTATTGACCGCAGAAGTCAAGGCACTGAGCGCACTGGATTGGCCACCGGTGCCAATGGCCGCGGTCATGTTTTGTATAGCAGTGTTTAGACTCTGACCCACACTGCTGTTCATGAGCGAACTCAATGTGGCCGAAATATTGCCAAACGCATCAGTATGTGTAGCTCCTGCTGCCGTGCCTATCATGTCGTTTATGGTAGGGTTACCAAACAATCCACCACCCTCGCCCAATAACGGTTTCAATGTGCTCTCTACATCCATGGGAATCAATTTGTCAACTTGTCCAAGATAGGTCATGGCCTGTGTTTTCATACTGCTTAAAAAAGCACCATAGGTCATGTTACTGCCCTGTATTCCGAGATTGGTCAAAGTATTTTGCAAATCTGTCATGCCCGCAGCGCCGTCACCCAGTCCCAATGCTGCCACGCCGCCCGGAGGAATAAAGAAACTGGGATCCAACAAGTCGGCGGCTGTTTTTGCCTGCTTGACCAAGACTGCACCAGTCTGCGTGATAATTTTTTGTAAATCACTGCCATCTATGTTTGATAATATGGTTGTTATTGCTGCTGGTGGAACAGTCATGGGCTTGTCGGGATTGTATCCAAGAGTATTAATAGCATCATTGATGCCCAAACTGTCGGCAAGTCCAACTCCTTGTAAACTCACAAGTAGATTTACTGGACCCAGTGTTTGCAAATCGCTAAAGTCGTACAAGTTGCCAAAGTTTTTCATTCCGGTGCCAACGTTGGCAAGTCCGTCGTTTAAACTAGAACTGGCCAAGGCCGCTTGTCCTTTGGCCAAGGCCGCGGGATCCATGTTGGCGCCTACACTGCCAAATAGTGATGTCAATCCGCCCATTGATGCACCTTGACCGCCGGCAATGGATTTGGCTGCTCCGCTCAGTGAGTTACCGATTCCGCCCAAGGCCGAGGTCAATTGCGAAGATGCTGTGGCCGCCATGCCGGGTAAGCCTGCAGTCAGTCCCGAGACTCCGCTGGTAAGTTGACCGATTGCGCCGGTAATTGATCCACCACCAGGCACGCTGAGTCCTAGACTGGATGCCATTGATCCTGCACCACTCAGTAAACTTGAAGGATTGGGCAGGCCCGGAATTGATCCCAAACTGCCCAAGGGCAATTGCGAGGTCAACGAGGCCACTTTGCTTAACGAAGTGGTCATTGATGTTACGCCTTGTGTAATAACATCGGTAAAATTTTTACTGTTAATGCCCAAGTCGCCAAATGATTTGTTGCTGAAATCGCTTAGAGCCGCACTGAACTCGGCCAGTGTTCCGGCACCGCCTGCAGCACCGCTTTGCAAACTTATAAATGATTTTACACTGTCCACTCCGGGAGTGGGCGGTACAATGGCATTGGCTTGTGCGCTGACATTGGCTGCAAGATCGCCTAGATTTGACATAAAAGTAGGCAAAGTACTTAGTACTGTGGATAAACCCGGTACTAATTGTACATTGGCAGCATACAATTCCGTTAAATTTGTGTATAAGGGATTACTGGTGGCCGAAGAGATGGCCGACGACATTTCGGTACTGACGCCAATGCCTTCGCCTTGAGTCAAACCCGAGGTTGCAATGAGTACTGTGGGAGTTAAGGGCATAATAAGTATTTAACCTATTGTAACCGTGTCCGATCCCGAATTTATTGTACCCGTGCCTTTGGGATCGTTTTTGTGCGGTGTTGTTGTGCTGCTTTTAACTGCGGCCGGTTTGCCATTGATGGTTACAGTACTGCTACATCCGCCAGTGATTGTTTCCCCGTCGTTCATGGTACTGCCTTTGACTGCCGCAGGTCGTCCGTTTATGGTCACCGTGTCACTGACTGCGCCTGTGATACTGTATCCTAAATCGTCGGTGTCGCCTTTACGTGCAGCAGGATTACTCATCGAAGTGATTCAAAAAATTCTGTACTTTGTCGGGCCAGGCCGGTGTAGCCACCTTCAACCAACAACTTACCGTCTTGATAAATTTGTGGCACTGTTCTATGTCCTTCACTAACAATGAACTCGCGTGCACTGGGTGTTGATTCAATGTTGACTTCTTCGAATGTGATGCCTTTTTGTTTCAATAAGTTTTTTGCTTGTACGCAATAGGGGCAATTGTTTTTTGAATATACTGTTATCATTTATAAACTAAATCCTTTGAATGTATTGCTATCAACGTCCTGTCGGGTTCCGCCAATAACATAACTACTTATCTCCGTTTCTTGAGGTGCTACTTGAACTTCCGAACCTGCGATCCATTTTTGTGTCCAAGGTAAAGGATTTGATCCCGGTTTGATACCACAGTCCAAATGCACAGCAGTCATACGTTTACACATTAACCAATCCACGTATTGACTTAATAATTGTTCGTTAAGTCCAATCATGCTTCCGTCTTTGAACAAGTACTTGGCCCAATCTTTTTCTTGTTGTCCTGCGCTGATAAACATTTGTGTACATTCGGCTAATGTTTCCTCACGTATTTCGGCATAGATAGGATCATCTTGTGGCAGTAATTTTAATGCAGTTTGTGTAAACCCTAGATGTATGTTTTCGTCACGACAAATAAGTTTAATAATTTTAGCATTGCCTTCCATCTTTTTAAGTTCGGCAAATGCCCAACTACAAGCAAATGAAACATAAAAGCGAATGCCTTCTAGCGCATTGACACTGTTCAATGCTAACCATAATTTCTTTTTAAGATCACGTTCGGTAATATCGACGGTTTTGCCGTTTACCGTATGCCGGCCATAACCTAGTAGTTGATAGTAATGACTGGCTTCAATCAAGTCATCGTAATACTTACTAATATCTCGAGCACAATTTACAATTGGCTCAATATCAAGAATGCCATCAAATACTTCGCTGGGATTGGGAAATACGTTTCTAATAATGTGTGTATAACTTCTACTGTGAATTGTTTCGTTAAATGCCCAAGTTGCAATCCAAGTTTCTAGTTCGGGAATGGTTGCTAGTGGCAAGAACGCTAGGTTAGGACTGCGTCCCTGCACACTGTCTAATACAATTTGTCGCTTTAAATTACTTGTAAAAATATGTTGTTCAAATGGAGTTAGGTCTTTAAAGTCTTTGGCATCACGTAGTGTATCTACTTCCTCCGGTCTCCAAAAGAATCCCAACTGCTTGTCTGTTAGTTTGTCAAATTGTCTGTACTTTACAGTTTCATAGCGTTGGATACTGGCAGTGCCACTTGTGTCCAAGAACGCTAATGCTTCGGTGTGTTTTGTTTTATTGTTTATATTAAATACTGTCATATTTTATCCTTAGATTACGCAACTGTCGCAGTCTTCTTGATCGATTGCTTCTTGAGTAGTTGTTTCTTGTCGGTTGAATGCTATAGTGTTAACATCTATTTCGCCTTGTTGGTCGTTAGTGTTAAAATAATAAAGTTGCTTGATTCCGAATTTGTAGCACAGGACCAGATGCTTGAGCATTTCACTCATAGGGATCTTTTCGTCTTCATAGAATCTAGGATTGTACGAAGTGTTGACACTAATGCCTTGGTCCATGTATTTTTGAAATATTGCACAGATTTTTAAGTAGCCTTCGGGTGATTTTTGATCCCATAATAGTTCGTACTTGTTTTTTAATCTTCTGTACTCGGGTACTACTTGTTTTAATGCGCCATGCTTGCTTTGTTTTACACTTACATAACTTCTTGGTGGTTCGAATCCGTTTGTGGCATTTGATATTTGTGCCGATGTTTCTGCTGGCATGCCGGCCATTAGTGTGGCATTACGAATGCCGGTGTCTAGGATCTGTTCTCTCAGTGCACGCCAGGGCATACGCTCTTGGTGCGAAACCAATTCATCGACTTCTCGTTTATAGGTGTCAATGGGTAGTCTACCATCTGCATATTTTAGTTCTCGCCATTTTTCACAGGCACCTTGTTCTTGAGCCAAGTCGGCCGACGCCTTGATCAAATAGTAGCTCCATGCTTCGGCATATTCGTCCACTAATGCTAATGCTTCAGGATCACTATAACTAACTCCGTTCTTGGCTAAAAAGTAAGCAAGGTTAATGACACCAATTCCCAAGGGTCTAAATTCTCGTGTGCTCAACTCTGCAGCCAACACTGGATAGTTTTGATAGCTTAGTAATGCATCTAGTCCACGTACTGCCAATGTTGCCATTTTCTCAAAGTCTCGAGGCGATTTAACATTGCCCCAGTTAATTGCGCTTAATGTGCACAATGCAATTCTTCCATCAGGATCGTTGATATCCTTTAACGGACGTGTAGGCAAGTCAATCTCGGCACATAAATTACTTTGTTTAATTGGATGCAGTTCCTCCATAAATGGACTGTGTGTATTTGCATGGTCAATGTTTTGCAAATAGATACGTCCGGTGTCTTTGCGTTCCTGCATGAACTTGGCAAACAACTCTGCGGCCGGGAAAGTCTTTTTGCGTAGTTTGGGATTACGCTCGGCTCGTTCATATAGCTCTTTAAACCGATCTTGATCGTTATAGAAAGCATCACGCATTTCCGGCACATCATGGGGGCTAAAACATGTGATATTGCCGCCTGTGATAAGTCTTTCGTACATTAATTTGTTGAATTGGACGCCATAATCCATCTGGCGTACTCTGTTATCCTCTGTGCCTTTATTGTTCTTTAAAACCAACATATCTTCAATTTCGAGATGCCATACGGGATAGTAAGCAGTGGCTGCACCGTTACGTACACCACCTTGGCTACAACTTCTAGTGGCGGCTTGAAACAGTTTCAAGAAAGGAGTAATGCCTGTGTGGTAAGCATCACCATTGCGAATCGGCGAACCAAGAGCACGTATTGAGCCAACGCCCAAGCCAATGCCGGCCTTTTGACTCACATAGCGCACAATCGCACTACTAGTGGCATTAATACTGTCAAGACTATCATCAGACTCAATAAGGACACAACTGCTGAATTGTTTTTGCGGGGTGCGTACACCTGCCATAACCGGAGTAGGCAAGCTAACATCATAATTTGAAATAGCGTCATAATAATCTCGAACCCATTGTAGTCGTGTTTCTTGAGGATAGCTTTGGAACAGTGTGGCCGCAATCAGCATATAGGCCATTTGTGGAGTTTCAAATATTTCTCCTGTTACTCGATTTTGTACCAGGTACTTGCCGCGCCATTGTTCCATGGCCACATAAGTAAACGTTTCGTCACGTTCGTGTCGAATATAGGTGTTTAACTGATTCCACTCGTCTTCGGTGTAGGCCGTAATCAAATCTCGATCATAAAAACCCGATTCGGTATTCTTCATGACCAAGCGCAACAACGGCCATGGTTTATAATCGTTATAAACTTGTTTACGCAAATGATAATTGATCAAACGCCCTGCTACATATTGATAGTTGGGAGTTTCTTCACTGATTAAATCAGCAGCACTTTTGATCAAGGTCTCTTGAATGTCTGCAGTTTTAATTCCGTTGTAAAACTGTATGTGGCTTTTTATTTCTACTTCGCTGGCACTTACTCCAGTTATGCCCTCGGTGGCCCAAATTACCACTTGGTGTAATTTTTCTAGATTCAGCGGCTCTCGGTTGCCGTTTCTTTTTGTTACTTGAATAGTTGTCAATTGATACCTCTTATAATTTTAATTCTTTTCCGCTATAGCGATGTTTTAGTTTTAACTTTTTACTTATCGATTCAATATTTACAATCTTGCCGTCAAGAAAATTAACAACATATTTCCCATTTGCAAAAACAGATAAGTTATACACATAGCCCGATTCAGGGTCATTATATATGTGTATTTCGGGATTTAAATCTAGTTCGTGTCCGCTAAAGTGTATAGTATACACTATACCCAAGGCTTTAGCAAGATCACAATAGTAGTTTTCGGAGATAAGTTCCCATGCAGTGGGCCAACTTTCGGGATCAACAGGATCCAAATAGTAGGGATTGAATGGGCATTTTTGCCAAAATTCAGCTGTTGCTTGAATTGCAGAGTCTAGAGGCAATAGGTCTAGGCTTTTTCGAAAGTCACGCCAGCAAGCAAGACGCTCGCTAGTTTCTAATTTCCACATTAATAAGTTCTAAGTGTATAGGAGATAGTTGTTGCTGTAGTTGTGGTATAATTGATGTTGCCATACGAGCTGTTGGCTGTAACATTAATTATTATATCGCTGGTACTGGTTTCGTTATAATCATCATCAAACACAACACTGTTGCCAATTCTACTGGCTTTTAGTGTACCGGTACGTTGTCTTGTTCCACCTTGGTTCAGACTGTATGTCATTACTGCGTCGTTACCACTGAATATTGCAATAGGCCCCGAACTAGATGCGCCAAGAGATAAATTTGTTGATACCACTGCGCCAATTGCTGCTTCTACATTACTGACAAAAGAAGCAACATTTGCTTCGGCAGCGCCCACGTAGGCTTGTAAATTTGCTTGAGCACTTGCAATATTAGCAGTTAATGCACTGGTAAGTTGTGCCAATGACGCAGTTGTCAAAATCTCGGTTACACCGGTTTCGGGAGCGCCTTCTGCGATAGTGCCATTACCAATGTATAATTGTTGTGTGTCTACACTCCAGCCCATCTCGGCGCTGGCTAATTGTGGTAGATCTTGATTTAAACCACGTCGTATTCGTATACGGGAAATTTGGACAATTGCCATACTCTAAACCTTACTATATTAGTGTATTTAGCGTTTTTGTCAAGTGCGAGGCAACATTGTCACCGGCTTGATTTTCCAGCCGGGCTTGAGCTCGTGTCGGTTGATATGCCCGCCCGAGCTATTTGGGCCGGTAAATCCGCACATGTTACAGACATTTTCCGGCAGTTTTTGCGTGACAAACCACGCAGCAATTTCTTCGTCGGTGGAATTGGTGTCCAAGTATTCGTACTTGTTTAGGTAATCTTGCCACTCGATCTTGTCGGCGATTCCGTGCGTTTCCAGCGTATGGCGCAATACTGCCACAGTCGGGCATTTGTAGATTTTACCTTCGTACAAATTAACAAACGGTGACGACTGACAAATATTGTGATTGCTGGCAGCATACTGATCGTTATAGTCGTAATAGGGCAACAGTGTTTCCCCGCTGCCTTGATAGTGTGCTTGCCAATGTGCTTGATACTGCTCGGTTATAGTGAGCCAAATTGGTATACTGGTAGTTCCTGCCGGCATCTCTGAGATAGGCACATCGCGATCCAATCTCCACCATTCTTTGTTTAGTTCGGGTTCGTCTAACCAAAGTTCCCATCTAACATTTTTATATTTTTTACTGTAGTGTTCTTGTATCAGTTGCTTGAGTGTGGCAATGTTTTGTCTAACCATTGACAGATACGGCTCGGTTTCGGTCTGTATACTGATAATAATTTTTGGTTGTAATTCTTCTGTGAAAAAATCTTCAACACGATCAAACAGTCGATCTAGATAATATCCATTGGTGTTGATTCTGGGATATGTATTGGGCCAATATTCTTTGATTATTTTATACCATTCAACAAAGTTAGGATGTAACAACGGCTCGCCACCAAATACTGTAACCATGTCGGGATCGAGTTTTGTACTCCAGTACTCTAACCAGGGTCTGCTTTCTTCGGGATCAACTAGGCCTTTGATTTTTTTATTGTCCGAGAATGTCAAGCATCCGCCACAACTTAAATTACAACTCCTAATAATAGGAATATCTAGACTTCTAAATTTTACTTTTTCCATATTAGGCCATTAGATAATACAATTCAACACGTTTCATCCACTCCGCAGTCCAGTACCGAAACTCGTCTCCTTCGATAACAAATTCAAGGTATTCGGGCTTGCTATATGTCTGATCTTCAAGTAATTTAGGCTGAACTGCCATCAAAATTACACCAGTATCGATCTCAGTACCATATGTTTCATTGTGTGCTGCTGCATAGGCAGCAAGTTGAATAAAGTAATCGCCAATGTTCTCGCGCTTTTTGACTCGGTTGCTTTGTTTAAAATCTAAGATAGCAGGCTTACCTTTCCATACTCCAATACAGTCTGTAGTACCTGCATACAGGCCACTGTAATAAACAGGAACTTCACTGCCCCAAAATTCATCCACATTGCACAAGCCTTCCAGTATTACTTGTGCGGCCATGAACCACGAGGGATGTGCGTAGGGGTTAGTGGGCAAAGGTTTCATGTCATCGCTAAGAATGTATGCTTCTAGATAACTGTGCATACGTGTACCACGGTTGGCAGCCTCTGTAGTTATCTGTTGTGCACGTTCATGTCCAATGGCATTGCGCCAGTTTTGTAGTGCTTCGCGTTTTTCTGCAGGAGCAGTACGGTCCAAGATAGTTGTTACGCTGGGAACTTTGCTACCATCGGGCAAACAATAATGTCGTTTGCCATCTACTGTGGTTCTTGAAATTGGTGTATAATTGTATTGAGATTTTATCATTATATTCTAAAACTTTCTCCGCAACCACAACGGTCACGTTCATTGGGGTTGTTGAACTTGAATCCTTCGTTTAGGCCTTCTCGTACATAGTCTACTGTCATGCCGGTCAAATAAACATCTGACTTTTTATCTACAAATACTGCAAACTCGGTTTGTGCATAATTGATTAATGTATTGTCATTGGGATAAGCATCTACGTATTCTAACACATAAGCAAGTCCACTGCAACCTGTTGTTTTAACTCCAAGACGGATTCCAACTCCGCCACGTTTGTCTAAGAGTTTTTTTATTTTTGTTTTTGCAGCTTCAGTGAGTTGAATCATTTTTTAATTTTTCCAACGTTGAAATATACTTATCATAGTATGCTTCTATAAAAATTTGATTGAAGTCGGTTAATCCAAACTTGTTGTAAAACATTTTTATTTTGTTTATGCAAATTTCCTTGTCTAAAAAATCATCCGAGTCCCAATTATTAATTAATTCTAAATTGTCTAAGATATAGTCATTATAAAATTCTCCGTTACGAGAATTATTTTTAAATCTCCAATCTAAAAACTTTTGATTTTTTATAAAATAAACACGAGGACTTGAAGGAAACTTGTTTACTAATTCGGTTAATCGTTCTCGATCGTGTGCAACTGTAAACAGTAATTTGTCATGATCAAATAATTCGGGTCGATCTGTTAAATTGTGCCAATCAACTCCAAACAGTTGCCAATCGCCAAGATTTAGATCTTGCCAAGTAACAGTACTGGCCAGTTTGTCTAGTAAGTAATTGATTTTGTCTTGTGGGGAGAATTGATTGTTGAGTTGTTGCTCGACCAAGTGTATGTCTTGAAAGCAACAACTGTCGCTAAGTCCCAAACAATTTATTAAAAATTTACCGCCTGTGTATCCGGGATAAGCAAAAATAACAATGTTAGGCCGATTCGGCATTCTTGGCCTTGTAGTCGTCTACTGCCGCTTTGATGGCGTCTTCGGCAAGTATTGAACAGTGGATCTTGACTGGTGGGAGAGCAAGTTCCTCAGCAATTGCGCTATTATTGATAGTTCTTGCTTCGTCCAACGTTTTGCCTTTAACCCATTCTGTAACAAGAGAGCTTGACGCAATCGCTGAACCACAACCATATGTCTTGAATCTGGCGTCTGTGATGATTCCATTCTCGACCTTTATCTGTAGTTTCATTACATCACCACAAGCCGGCGCACCTACCATACCAGTACCTACACCTGTTTCGTCCCGAGCGAACGAACCCACATTGCGTGGGTTCTCGTAGTGGTCAATAACTTTATCTGAATAAGCCATTATCTAATGTCCGTTGTGTGTTTTTTCTTAATTGACTTTTTAAGAATTTTATACCAAATCTTTTGCTCGCGTTTTAGGTCGTGCCTAAAGATGGCAATGTATAACTTACGGCGTAGTTTGCGTAGTTTCATTTTAGTTTGGTACCAATACTAATTGATATTGATTTGTTTGTGGGTTAACCATTTGTTGATAGTGATAGCCCACTGGAGGAGGTGCATAACCCGGTTGCGGTACCACCATTGGAGGTTGTGTGTAAACAACTGCAGGCGGTTGCTCAACAACCACTGTGCGAGGTTGTGCCATTTCATATCCAATAACGCCACCAATCAAAGCAGGTGCTACCCAACCACCGTTGTATCCATGATGATAATATCCGCCGCGATAGCAACAGGCTTCGGCACCGGCAGTTAACGCCGAAGTTAGAATTAATAGTGATAGGACTTTCTTCATGATACTCTCCTTATAGTAAGTATTATAAATTATTTATTTTGGATTGTCAATGATTATGAGCGACTGCCTAGGGCACGATTAGCCATTGCGCTAACTGTTTTTTCTGGAGCAGTTTGAGTTGGAGTTGCTCCTGCAGGCATACCTGCGTCGGGGTCGTCCATTGGTTCTACCGGGTTGATGTAAACATACATTACACCATTGTCATCTTCGTCAATTGATTTAATAATGTTTTTAACTGTATCGTCTTTGTCCTTGGCTTGATCCAATGCGTTCTTGTCAAAGGATTCGCCACCGGGCATGTTTTGTACCAATCGTATCAAGGCTTCTCTTGAGATTTTTGGAATTGTTGCATCTTTGGCATTTGCCTGTACACGATGCAACACATCCATCAATGCCGACATTGTAGTCGGATCAAGATCATCCTCGATGTAAGCCGAAAGATCTTCGGGTTCATCTACGGGATTTTCAACTAATGCGAATTCTCTATAACGCATTAACGACGCTCTCTACCTAATTCTTCTTCGCCACCGGCTGCAGCATCTGTTCCGCCAAATGCATCACCAGCTGGTTCTGGCTCGGGAGCAGCTCCCATTGCCGGGGCTGGAGCACCCATTTCGCCACCGGGCATTCCACCGCCCATGCCCATGTCTGGAGTAGCTTCACCAGTTAGTGCACGTGCTGCACTGTCGGCACTTGCACGACCATCACTTAGTTGTTGCCATAGTTGTTGTAGAAGTGGTGTCACAGATCCCTTGAAGGCTTCTGCTTGTTGCTCACCTATTTGGTCACGGATTGTATCTAGGAGCGCAGGCAATTGTTCGTTCTGCATTTTACCAATCTTCTCTAGCATGTCTTGAATGCTATCAACCATATCTTTTGCGGCCAGCGTTGCTTCGGCTTTGGCCATTTCACTCTCTACTATAAGCTGTTGCTTATTCTCTACCATCCAACGGTTCAAACTTTCACGAACCATTAGCAATTCCATGTACTTGGGATTCTGTTGGATTGTGTGTGCATCATGAGAACGCTTGACTTGGCTAAGGCTCTCGGTAATTCCTTTTGCTAACGTATAGGCTTTCTTGAACGTTAGGTTGTCATAATCTATTTTAAAACCAAAGCGGCTTTCAACTACTCGGTTAATTTTATTAGCTCTAGGCTGGTTTGTCATTTCTGATAATCGCATGGTTACTTATTCCCAATATTTTATATATTTAGCACTTGTTAACGATTTCTGCAATTGATTATTTGCGGTTTTTAGGCGCAATCTTGCATCATCTAATCGTGCACTCCAAATATTTATGCTATCCGATTTCCGACTTTTAATTGCCCGTTCCACACTGGCTTCGTAGTGAACAACATCATTTTTTAATTTCAGCACCACCGAGTCGGCACTTCTAATCGATTCTGATAATTTGTTATAGCCCTTTTGTTCACATAAGCAATAGAACACTGCACTCAATTTATTGTCAAATATGTGCACCTTTTCTTGCATTGTGTTTTGTAACTGCCAATATCCGTGATCGGCTAGGATTCGGCGATTGCCAATGGCATATCCCGAGTTGCCCAAGGGCCAAATATAAGGGGTATTTTCTTTTATTGCTATTTGTTGGACCTGTTGTTCGGTCCATTCGCCGAGAAATCTGGCGGTAAGTTCTATTACTTCTCGTGCTTGTTTAGCGTATTCTTTTTTTGTAGCTGATGCGACCATTTTCGTTGATTCTATACAATACATCCTTGTTTACCAAATGATTTGCCATAATCTGTTGTCTAGCATCTAGTTCGGATTTGGGCAATGCTTTGCGGTCATTTAATAAATCTAATACTTCCGCTTCTTCATTGGTAATGGGTAATGTAATGTTATTTAATAGTTCTACGATTCGCATAATTTATTTGAAGTGGGTCGCTAATAGAGTTATGATACCTGCTATCATGACACCCAGTATACTGGTTCCGATTGTGATTATAGTTTTATATGGGCCATCAGATTTTTCTGTTAAACTCTCTTTAATGTCCAACAGATGTGTCTCTAGTTTGTCCATACGGGTTTCTAGATTGTTTAATTTTGTTTCCAAACTATTATACCTTTCAGCACATAACTCTACGTGCGCCTCTAGGCTTTTCTTTTCAATTTCCGTACCGGCCATCTTGTTCTTTCGTGGTATTACGACGCTTCTAAATATGCCTTAATGTGTGCCTTAATATGAGCCTATGCGGTGCCTGAGCATCAATTAGTATTTATCGACTATATATTTTTCTTAAAGTATATATTTTTGATAGCACCATAGGGATAAAAGATAGGTAGCATGAATCGTGCGGTTTCTTCAAGTCCGGTTATGATCGGCACTTGTTCAAATACTTCTTCTAATCTAGCCACTGGATTATCGCCTCGTTCAAATACATCACTGTGTTCGACTGAAAATCTCCAGCTCCAAATTTTATGCTCGCCTTCAAAGAATTCTCCGAATTCGGTCCATTTAACATCAATGACAATTTGGTCACAGTCAATGATTGATGTGGGTTGTGCCACTAGGCCTATTGCCTGTAGAACTGTTTCCCAATTGCGTTGTTGACTTCTTTCAAGACATTCCGCACCACGAGTCATTCCTGTGGGAGTGATATCTACCAAGGTGTAAAGAGTGTATATTGACATAAGAATATTTAGTCAACAAAAAACCCACCTAAGTGGGTTTTTGTTCTAATCTAATTTAGATTAAGCTAATTTGAAGCCGTTTGAGCTTGAAACTGTAACTTGAGCTGGGCCTAAGTATACGTTAGAAGCTGTAACGTTAGCATAATAGTTTACGTTACCAGTAGCAACATAAGCTGAGCTAATAATAAATGCTTGGATAGCTGCATCGCTAGCCCAACCACTACGCTCAGTAATGATACTGATTTGTGGTGTGCTATCAACTTGGTATGCCAATACAGTAGCATTTTGCTCTACTGCACGAATAATAGATTCTACTGCACCACCTGTTGTTAATTCAGCTGCCAAGTTACCGTTTGTTAGAGTAACTTTAGTGAATGTAATTGGAGCTGCAATACCTGTATTGATAACTGCACCGTTTGCAAACGAACGACCTGCGTCAACGTTTAATACACCAGCTGCGTCGCCGTTAATTCTTGTAAAAATTGCCATTTTCTTTTTCCTTTAAAAATAATGAGTCCTAGGACTGCATGTAAATATTTAGCTTTTCTTTAAAAAACCTATGCTCTTCCTGCGAAATTAGCGGCACTAAAAACTCCGCGATTTACTAGTTTTATAAAGCCCACAGGACTGTCGATGTTGAATCCTTCGCCCTTGGGAGTATCGCCCACGTATTGCTCTATGCCACCAACTTGTGGCTCTAATTCGGCCAAAAGTGCCAGTTTAACTGCGGTTATTGCACTGTAAACTTGGTCTAGTGCCTGTACAATGGGCTTGTTTTCTTTTGCGGCAAATACTGCAAACTGTGGCTTTGACAACTTGCTTTGTAGCCAGTTACCGTCTACTGCTTGCCCGGTGACTTTTCTATTGTAGTAGGTTTGGAGAGCCGATTTACTAGAGCCGGTTAGGCTTGCCAAAAAGTCATTGCCGCCGGCTATGGAAAAATTATTAATTGCTCGTTTAGCAGAATCTATCAATCTAGTCGGGGTTTTCATTCGAAATCTAGTATTCATGTTGCCGGTGAACACCGTGATGTATTGATTTGTTCCAGTTAGTCCACCTAGCCCGTCCATGGTTTGTCTTCCTACCAAGGGGGTATCGGCACTGGCCTGTATGTCACTGCCGTAACTGTGTACTGCTAGACCGATTTGTCGCCCAACAATTTGTTTGCCTACATCGCTATTGGCCGGCACTTTATATGTTACCCCGTGTGGGTTTGGTTTAAAAACAAACTTACCATCGTCTTCAATAATGTCGACACCGGGCTCGGTCCACATTAGATCGCCCTGAACAAAACCTTTAAATGCGGGAGGACATATTGAACCCACGGCATTAAATGCTTTGGCCAACTTTTCGCCCACGGTCATGTTTTTGCCATTCTGTTGATAGTACTGCAACAGTTCTTGTGCGCTTGTGACTTGTCCGCCGGGATTGCCAATGTACTCTTTGTAGTTCATGGTGAACTTACCATCAGTGGTTCTGCGTCCAAACACTATGGCCGGCGAGCCGTCCCATTTGATTGTTACCGACTGTGGCTTTTGTACAGCACCGGCCATGGCATCGAGCACGGCCATTGCCGATTCACTGCCTTGAAAGATAAAGTCTTCGGGGTGCGGAGTACGTGCACCTTCGGTCAACATCTGTATAAATCCGTTTGAATATTTCATTTTAACTTGTTATTGATATGTCTAAACCATTCACTGGGATGTTCGCTGCTGGCTTGTTCGGGCAATACTCTTCCGGTCTTTGATAGATAATCGGCAAAGTCATGTAACTTTTCTTTTCGTTTGGGATCGTTACGCAATGCGCCAACTGTGCTTTCTACACTGGCTAAATCCTTTACCGTACCACGTCCATCTAGCAATAATCTTGCCAATACTGCAGGATCGTCTGTGACTAATTCATTGGTATCTCTAGCATGTACTCCACTTATAACATTTACTTTAACGCCCAGTGTCTTACCAATACTGTTAAACAACACAGCACGGTCTACACCTTTAAATCGACTGTCCGGCGGCATTGCTGCCAACATGAACTTGCTCCACTTCATGTTGGTCAAGAAGTTGAAGTCTACTTGTACATATCCACGCTTGGGATCGCCGTTGATCGGGCAACGAAAATGCACTTCAATACCGGTAGCATCAATCCAACGATCTAAATGTGCTGGCTCTTTGCCCTTGGCTTTGCTGTTGATGATTTGGTCTTCGGGTATGCCTTGCTTTTTGCACCAGCTGGTCAATACTCCAACAACTGCATCTTTCTTGATCACATTACCATCAAGTGCTAGATCAATATCACCACTTGTTTCAGTAACGCCAGTGCTGCCCAATAATTCGTTTTTTAAATTTAAACCTGTAATTTGTTCTAACCACTTTACAGTTGTGGGCACATCGTTTCTATTAATACGTTGAGTAATAGGAACTTTCTTAGCGTCTTTAAAAACGTTACCGCCTTCGATTAGTATCATGATTGTTTCTTCATTTTATCAAATAACAAAGCCGCAAAGTCTACACCATTGTCTTCTACTATGGGAGTATCGAGATTTTCAAGACCGGCTTTAACCAATTGTCCGTTATGAATTTGACCTTTTGTGGTCTCTGTATTTCCGTGTGGCGCATAACGTTGGCGTCCTTTAAATTGTAATCCAGTGGGTTGTTCTACTGGCGCTGGAGTTTCGGCAGGTGGTGCGAATCGTATTTTGTCTCGTGCAGCACGTCGTGCATTGATATCACGTGGCGGGGTTGCAACCGGTGCTGGCGGGGCAAATCGTATTTTGTCTCGTGCAGCACGTCGTGCATTGATATCACGTGGTGGCGTTGCTGGTTGACCCGCTACTTGTGCAGGTTCTGTGTTGGCACTAGGTTGTTGTGTTCCTGCAAAACCCGTTGGTGCTTGTGTTGTAGGTTGCCCTATTTGATTTATTCCTTGTGCTATTGCTGACGAAGTAGCAGTGGGCTCCATTTTAAAGAAATTTGAATAATCAGTGACTGTATTTGGAGCCGGTGTCGGAGTAGATGCTGTTGGTGTTGTAGGGGTTGCTGGTGTTGGTACAGTAGTTGTTGGGGTCACCGGAGCCGACGCAGTTGGTGTTGTAGGTGTTGGAGTAGATGCCGTTGGCGCCGAGGTTGTTGGGGTTGGGGTTGCTGCTGGCGTTGCTGGTTGACCCGCTACTTGTGCAGGTTCTGTGTTGGCACTAGGTTGTTGTGTTCCTGCTTTTGCCTGCTCGTATGCTTTTTGATTCAATATCTCTATATCATTGGGATTGGTTATTGACGCACCGGCTTCGTTGGTCCAAGCTCGTGTTCCTGGATTGTAATTGTATTCGTGACCCTTGATCTCTAGTTTTGTAGCTGCTTTGGGATTGGCATGTGTACTTCCGATAGTGGATGTTGGCTCGGCTTCGGGGGCATCTCTATATGACGGGCCGGCCAGGGCCAAGCCGGTCACGGTATCAAAATATTGTAACACATTGGCCGGGGTAATTGATGCAGGCGGAGGTGGAAGATTTTTAACCCTGGGCGCCATTTTTTGTGCAAAGCTATACAATTTATCAGGATCGTTTGCAGTCGCAGGATCTCCGGCAGTGCGTTCGTTCCATTGTCTAAATGAATCTTTGGCCAGTTTTGCTATATTTTGTCGTGATCGGAATTTTTGTATTCCGGCAGTTGTTCCGGCCAGAGCCCGGGATATTGCCCCGACCTCTAGTATAATTTCGTTAGTCTTCATTGTTTAGTCTCCGTACTCCACGGGCAAATTTATTGGGGTCTTGTGTACGGATACTGTTCAAAAGTCTACGCTCTAATTCTGTTGCCGATTCGGCATCGTAGTTCTCTCGAATATAGTTCAATAAGTTTATAGCACTTGCGATTACATTATTAGCACGACTCTCTACAAGACTACGTCGGTCTCGTTGAGGACTCATTGTGGCCAATTCTTCTAAGATGCTATGGGTCCGCTTTTGCAAGATTTACTCCAATCTATGTTATATTTATGTGTTTGGCACTTTTACTATTAATCAAAATCTGCGACCATTCAGGGCAGATTTGATCAAAGGCAGTGTTTCGAATTCGATCGATTTTTGCTACTAGATCAAAGAATTCAAGATGATCGTGCTCGGACTCGGATATCATCTTTAACAAGTCCAGCAATTCGGTATAATTTTTAAATTTATCTCGCAAATGTTGCAAAACTTCGGGGCCGAGATATTCGAGAGCAAAGTCGCCCAAGGCTTTTTGAAATATCAAATTAACCGGATCGCCCAATCTATTTTGACTAAAGTTGTTTCGATGCCAATCAACTAACTCGTCAAGATAGTATATGTTTAAATAACTCCAAGTACAGTTTATTTTAAACATGTGATTCACCGGCATGTGCTCTTGATACCATGACAAGTTTGCTAACAATTTGTTCCAGTCGGCTCCGGTTCGTTGATAGTTGAACCTAGCACCAACATCATCGATACTGAAGTAAAGTTCTACTAGACTGCATTGGCTCCAAATATCTAATACTTCGTCACTGACACGAACTGTGCCATTGGTATTATAAAATACATGCACATCACCAAGTCCTTTGACTTGGTGTATTTTCTTTAAGAGGTTGACATGACTGTTGCTGAGTAAAGGTTCGCCACCACCATGAAAATGCACGTTTACAATATTTTTTAACAGTTCGGTGTCGGTGACTTCGATTTGATTGAATTTGTCAAATTTGAATTTTGTAATGTCTCTTAGCGGATATATTTTTTGATAATCGGGAATCCAACTTGTGCTGTCTGCGGGGCCGCAGATCATGCATCGTAGATTACAAAGATTGCCAACACTGTAGTCAATGCTTTGCGGGCCCGATAATTCAATGTCGGTGTCTTTGAAGTAAACTTCGTAAAGTTCTCGTGAACCAAGCCTACGACTCGTTAAGCCTTGTGCCTCGGCTCGATAACAAGCACCGCATCCGGGAACGGGAAGGTCCTGATCTACAAGGGTTTTTAATGCTTGATGCTGGTCACTGTTCCAAATTTCTTTGAGACTGAATTGATCGTTAGTCTTGATAAAGCCATCATAGAAGCTACAGGGATTGTAACTCAGCTGATTGTTTTTGGTCCAAATTGCTAGATTTTTATAAATGTCGTAGCAAAAGGATCTACTGTTTTTAGAGGTCATCGGCGTGTTCTAGGCCTATTATGGGCACGTGTACCTCGGACTCGAGTATCCATTTGATTGCAGTGGCCACATGAATCGGCTCCATCCACATACTGTGTTCGGGCTTGCCATCGTTTAATCCGCCAATGGTCATGTGTGTGGTTCTAAATGTCTTGGAGGCAAGACTTTGACTTAGATCTCTGAGTGCTCGCTTTTGCACCGAGTACAAAGGATTATAACTTTTTCTTCCTTGATACTCGGCAGTGCTGCCAATATTGAACACATGTCCTTGTTTCCAAACACTGTGTGTTATTTCTAATAGACGTTGTTGTCCGCCACTGCAAATAAACGCACTATTAATGAATACATCATAATTAACAATTTGACTTCGAAAATGTTCTTCGTCTTTGGGATCCCACATTCTTAAATCATATCCAGTGGCCCGGGATGCAAAGTCGGCATCGGGAAATATTGTTTTTACAGCACGGGCAATAGTAAAATCATTGGGATTCCCGGTGCATAGTATCTTATACTTTTTCATTCTGATTTACTTTTTAATCCAGCCAACATACTTTTTAATTTACTGCTTTGCGCTTCGGCACTGACTGTGGCTACATCTAGTCCCGCTCCCGGCTTGGCTTCGGGTCTAGCAATTTGTTTTACTGGATCTTTAATTTGATCCATGATACTGGCTCGAGGTGGTCCAAAACTATTTTCATTTGCATCAATGCCGGGATCGGTAATACGCATGGTTTCAATATTGTATTCTAAATCAATTTTGTGTCCTACCCCAGTACTAGATCTCGACTTCATACATTGTATTTGATACTTGCCCCGCTCACGCATGGCTCTACTTGTAAAGATACCAAACACGTTATCAGCTGTGTTAATTTTACTTATACCTCCAGCAATATGACTATGGTCAAATTCGACTTCTTCAACTGCGCTACGATTCAATTGCGATGCAGTTACCAATAGTATGTTTAGTTCTTTGGCCAAGTTACGCAATTCTTCTGCCACATACTTGTCTTTAATAAACTGATCGTTAGGGTTAACTTTGACACTTACCGGCATTACCAAGTCCAAGTAGTCGACCATGACAAAGTCAACTTTTATTCCGGTTTGTATTTGCACTTCTTTTAAATAACTGCGAATATCATTTACTGTGCTCTGTGCCGGCAATGCTTTGATTCTATACTTGCCAGATTTTTTACTGACCAACACAACCTTCATTGTAGTGGTATCAACATCTTTCCGTATGTCCTTAGTACCAGTACCAGTCAGCATTGCATCTGTTCTCAATGCAGTTAATTCTTCACTCAATTCTAAAGTAATATAAACGCCACTGAGCCCGGCTTGTAGCCAACTTAGTGCAATATTCATCATTACTAAACTCTTACCACTACCACTGCCTCCGGCAAATATGTTTAGTTCACCTCTACTAAATCCACCATATAACAGTCGATCCATCTGTGGCCAGCCTGTGCTGACTTGTCCGCCACTGTTAAAATATCGGTTAATACGTGACTGCGGATCTGCAAAGTAATCGGTGCCCATGTCCTTTTGCAAACTGATTTGTACTGCATCTTTGATTAATTTCTCTACAGGATCATAGTCACCTTTTTCCAACATGTCAGCGGCTTTTAAAATAGCACGTTCCAGTTCTTGACGTTTGGTAAAGCCTTCAAACTCTTGCATGAACCACTCGTAGTGTCCTTCATTTAGTTCGGGCACTGGCTTTAGCTCTACTCCGGTTGTGGCTTTAATTTGTGTATAGTCAGGAAGTGTTTTATGACTATCTGTATGTGTTTTAATAAACTCGGCAACTGCACGTAGGCTTCGATCAAAGTTTTCGGGGTTGTAAATGTTTTGCACACGTACATAACTGCTACTGTCTTGTAACATCATTTCTAAAAATAACTTTTGTAAATCGGGTGTATATTCTTTTATTGTCATTGTGTTTTCTCTAGTAGTAATTCAAAGTCTCGGGAATTGGTTGGGAATTGATTCAAATTCCAACATTTGATTTCAAATCCGTTGGATCTTAGTTTTTGTTGTAGGATCGCTTCTGATATAATGTTTAACTTGTTCCAAGCAAAGTCTTGTTGATTCAATACAGCTTGAACAATTTGATTTATTAAACGATATTCGTCGAGCACATATTGTTGTTTGTTGCGCCATTCTAAAGCAAAGTTGTCTAAACTATCGCACTCGGTTAGGGCACAACAATTTATAATTTTTCTGAAAGTGCCAGGTGTATCGTCGAGTATATCTTTAGTACTTATTTTAATATCAGTGTCAACATAATTTACAGCCTCAATCCATTCGTTGACCCACTGTAGATAAAAAATACTCAACCACTCGCGCAATTCCCATATTGCCATTTCTTTCCAAGACGTGTAGTTTTTATTCCAGTCAGTGGGTTTATAGTTATTGCTAAAAAATATATCAAGTCCGGCATTTAGTCCAAGGGCAATTTTATAATATTGAAATAACATATTAATTTCGGCGTATTCTAAATCATGTACATAAAGAAAAACAATTTTTTCCGGTGAATACTGATTGATTATGTCTATGGTTTCTCGAGCATGAAGATCTACAAACGGATATATTGGAGTTAATATTTTATTTGTATTCAAGTATTCTATAATATTTTTTTCTAGTAATTGGCTATTATAGATATGGTTAGTTTTTACGAACGAGTGCATGGACCCGTCATCGCAGATTTTGGCATCAATTTTGTCGTGTGCGTATTCCAGTGTATAGTTGCGTAAAACATACTCAACAGTCGATGCAAACGAACCTGGCACAAAAGGTATTATGATCATGTTACTTTCTTTTTACGCAACTCAATTTTTAACCTACTGGTTTCTCGGGCTTCAATGATGCTCTTTAACACAAACAGTTTGCCATACTTGATGACAGCTTCATTGATATCTTTAAATGTACCAAACCATATGGGAAAACTCACACTCCATCCAAATTCCTGTGCATCGCTGACCAGTTTCATACCTGGCTTGTCGTAATCAGGAACAACAATAACTTCTCGTCCCAAACTGTCAATTATATCTGCCTGTTGTTCGCTACACTCATTGCTCAATACTGCTACGCCATCAATACTCATTGCATCCATGGGGCCTTCACATACAACGACAAACTTGGCATTGGGCAACTGTCGGTCTATATTAAACACATAGTTGGCGTCGTATTGACTATAATATTTGGGCTTGACTTTTGGGTCAAATGCTCGTGCCGTATATCCAATAATCTCATTCCGCCAAGTAAAAGGAATTACGACCCGCCGATGTAAATTGTATTGTTGTTCTGTGGTATAATAAAATTCATATTTTTGTAAATCTATTGCACGTTGTGCCATATACAACACAGGATCATGATGCGGAGGACTTCCAGTGGCAACATCACCTTTCAATTGATAAAACGTTTCCAGTGCCATAAAACTCTGTGCTTCTGCGGGTAAAGGGCGGGGTTTGAATACAATTTCTTCTTTGACTTCTTCAACCTTATCAGGCTCAACAAGTTCTTTGATACGAATAGCATCAATTACTAGTCGCTTTACAGTATTGTCATCGGCACCCAACCAACTCAACAGTTTACGAAACTTGTAGTTTAAGTGTCTACCCGGAGTATAGTTTGCGGTATAATTGCAGTTAAAGCAGGAATATGATATAGCACCGTTTGGGTTAGTAATAATACCGCCTCTACCCCTTGTGTCCTGTGTTTCGCCTCTATTATGACAACAGACTGCATTAAAACTAGTCCAGCCACTTGTGGAGTTTGTTTTGCGTTTCGCGGGCAGTAGTGTGTTAACAGTGTCTAGAATCGAGTTCAGCATCGTACTATTATATACGATATTTTGGGCAAAATCAATGGTTTAGGCAGGACTTGATCCGTTATATCTAGTCAAATAATAGGTGGCATTTTGAAGATGTTCTGCAGCAGTCAATGCCCTAGTGTATACGTGTGCCACTGCAACTTTACCAGTTGTGTTGTTGGCATTGCCTTGATACGCAAATATTTCTGGGGTTGATGCCGACGGTCTATTTGTAGTAGAGGCACTGGTTCCATGGGCCACACCATTTATATAGATAGTCCAACCCGTAGTCCCGCTAAAACTCATCGAAACATAGTACCATGTATTGGCACTGAGTGTGATATTAGACCCTACTACTTGATAACCATCACCGTTATTATTACCAGCATATAATGTGGTACCACCGGCACCCCAAAATGTTTCGTTAGTACCAGATCCTATTAGGTTGAAAAAGTTTGATCCTGTAAACTGAAACACAATACCTTTGCTGTAGTCAGTGTTTGCTGGAAATATGGTACTGGCCGCAACCGCACCGTTATTTCCAGGACTACTCCAATAGGCCTGTCTTGTACCAGTATTGTACACTGTACCATAACTGCTACCTGTGGGTGCTTGGTAGAAGGTAAAATTATTGCCATTACCACTATTATCGGGCCAAGTTGTTCCTGACACATAGTTTTGCATATCAAGATTAAACAACAGGCCAGCAGTGACATAACTTAAACTTGATTCTGTTCGAATGCTTACGCCGCCACCTATGTTAATTCCACCACCTATGTTCATACCCCGTACCTTGCTCTAAAATAATTAAAGTTTTGGCTAACTTCATTGGCACTCAATGCACGATTGTACAACATAGCAACCGGAATGTAAGCATCAAAAGAGTCGTAGCCATCCCAACGTCGTGCAACACGATACCCTAGTGTACTGACCAAATTGCTTCCGCCGCCGGCACTAGCCGTTGTGTTTTGTAGTACATTGTTAATATATAATTTGATATTGGCACCATCGTATGTGCCCACAATGTTATACCATGTGCCAGTTGTAAGTGCATAGCCACCGCTCAATTGCCAACCAGTTGCAACACTATAATATCCTGCACGTATATTAGTATCGCTAGCTGTACTGCCGTTATAACTAGTCAAACAGAAATTAACCGTTGAGATACTGCCGCCACCGCCAGCGTATACACCTGTAAATATGGCGGGCAAATATCCACCAGTCTGCCAACTTACTGCATTGAACCACGTATTAATAGTCCACTGAGTTATACCTGTTCCAAGATTTGGTCCAGCAGCATATTGATATACTGCATCTGTAGTACTACCATCAAATCGCAAATCATTGGAACCATTTTTAATCATCGTGCTACTGTCTAAAGCGGTACCATCAACAACTGTGCCTGTGGGATTATTTTCGCCAGTAACTGGACTAAAACTGTCATAATAGAATGTGGCATTTTTACCGTTGCCCGACAAGTCGTACCAGGTGGTTCCCGACCCCGGCCACGAAG